AATGCTCCAGGTAATGAGAAAACAATTACTCTTTTACCTGCGAAAAAATCGGCGGTCGTTTTATCTTCCCACTTGTATGGGTTTGGACCGCCGATTGAATCGTCACGAACTCTTACTTTAAATGTAACATCAGGGACTCTACGTCCTACATATTCACTCATAATATAATCTCCGAATTAAGCTTGACGTGTCAAATAGTTTGGACGTATATACTTAGCACCGAAATATTGACGAACCAAATTTATAACAACCTGATCATCATATTCTTTACAAGAGAATACGTCGAGATACATAGCGTTACCACCCATACCATCGTCAGGAACAAAGTGGGCGCAAATGTTAGAAGTTTCGATAAGCTGGACTAGAGTATAGCCAGCCTTATTGCCTGAACCGAAATTAACAATTTGAGGTTCACCATATGCGACCATGTCAATATCTTTGACAAGCTGTTTGGCGAAGTTGTAAATATTAACGCCATCAGTGATTGCATTCACATCACATTCAGCGCAGTCTAAGATTAGATGATACCCCCAGTATGCCATTTCATGCGTTCTCCTCGTAATTAATTTTGTTAATAAATTCTAATTTCTTTTCTTTTGGCCAGCTGGCCAAATAGTCGTTGTCCTCGTCAAACATCTTGAGATATTCTTCTTCAGTAATCTCATAATGATCGACGATGACTGTTGGTTCTAAATGGTCTTGGCTAAATTCTTTAAATTCGATATCATGTTCGCGCATAATATATTCATCAAGCGCATGGTCAATATTGTCTTCAACTTCAACAACATAACGATTGCGAAACTGTGAAAGCACTTCCACCATAACCAACTTTTTCATATCAATAGCTTTCGTTTACGTTCTGAACATACTTAACATTGTCAACACGGAAAGAGCGCCAGCCGCCCTTCTGAACATCCCAAGCAGCAATTACATCAGGATTTATCTGATGGAATTCCTTTTCTTCTTTCTGTTCGTTGATATCATTATTATAGCTTGGAGGCAAAAGGTCAGGACGAAGGGTGCAACGCATAACGCGAGGATCACCATTCACCTTATCAAAGTGCACTTCAATTACATAACTACGAAGATCCTTTAGGATCTCATCACGATTACCTGCCATTCCATTCTCCTTCAGTCAATAGTTTCTGAGTTGTTGGTTTAAAATCTTCATCTAATCTTTGACGTAACTGTTCGAAGCCACCAATGTTGAAACCATCAACAACAATAACTGGAAATGATTTTGCTGATGGGAAAAGTTCGAGAAGGTTTTCTCTTGTGAAGTCTTCATTTAATTTTAATTCATTATAACCGATGCCACGAGATGCAAGAAGCATCTTGGCGTTTGTACAGCTAGGGCAATCAGGTTTTGAATAGACAGTTACGTGCATGGTAGCATTACCTTCCAGTATAATTTGATATCTTCGGGGTTGGTTGGATCTAAGCCAAGCTCATACATATCATACATAACAAGAAGTTCAAGATCACTATGGTTCATATTATCCTCCATATTCATATCATACTATATTAATGAGCTGACGTCAACTATTTATTGTCAATAAACCTGCAATGTAAATAATAGTTACAAGAGTTTGAATAGTTATCAACGACCACTTTCGCCACATGAAACCAAGAACTGCCCACATCGCGTTTCCTGCGAGAGAAAACCAAATGTTTAGTGGGTAGATATTCCATGCAGTCAAGGCAACTCCAACAATAAGAACTGCAGTTGCTGCCCATTCCCAAATTTTTTCGAACATTATTTTACCTTAATGTAAGAAGCTTTGATTTGTTTCTTCTCATGAGTTTCGAATCCATGAGCGAAAAGCTTTTCTTCTACGATCTTGTCGTGATCGTACATCCAGATATCATCAAAGACAAACACAGCACCAACAGGTGCACGTTTTACAAAGAACTCTGTTTCGAGATCAAGACACTTATTGTCGTGAGGTCCATCAAAGAAAACAAAAGCGTATTCATTTACTAGTGTCTTGTATTCTTGGTAGACAGGAACGCCGTCATGATAACGCTTGAAAAATTCTGTATCTTCTAAACAAAAGAAGTTGAAATTGAGACCACGTTGATATGCATAGAAATAGAGAGAAGGAATAATACGATTACGCATATTATTGTCATAATCAAAACGTTGAGGTGAGGTCAATTCCTTCGAAGCAGGATCACCTTCGATTTTTCGATCAGGATTATGGATCGTCATATTCAAATTAGTACAATCAATTTCAATATTACCATACGGGTCGATACAGAACATTGGTCTATCGCTATTGCCCTTACTATGAAGAGCGTCGATAATCATCTTAGCAGAACCGCCACGACGAGTACCAATTTCAACAACAGCTCCTGGTGTTTCGTTCTTCAATTCAAGTGCAGCATTCCAAAGAATTTCATATTCTTGAGAGTCTGTACCAAAAACTTCTTCATCATTAAAACGAATAATACCCATTATTTTCTCCTCAATAGAAGTCAACGACTTCGTCAGCAATACCATATTTTACTGCTTCCTTTGCTGTCAACCAAACGTCTTCAGCGGGTAGCAAATACTTTTTAATAGACTTTTCATCAAGTCCAGTACAACGCTTGTAATGTTCTACAATACGAGCATGTGTGTTATTAAATTCTTTTACACGAGCCATAAGTTCGTGTTCTTTACCATAACTTCCCCATGAATATTGATGAGAAAGAATAGCAGTATTACGAGTTACATAGCGATGTCCTTTTTCACCAGCAATAAAAGTCATAAGACCACAGCTGGCAATTTCACCAAGACCGTAAGTGTAAATTGGAATTTTTGATCCTTTCATTGTATCAATGAGAGCAAACGCCGAACCAACTTCGCCTCCAGGTGAGTTGATAATCATCTTTATAAATTTCGGTTTATCTTTACGCATTAGATTGCGAGCAATAATAAACTCCATTGCGTCGCCACAAGAACCAGCATCAAAATCTTTATTGAACAATAGATAATGATGATCTTCAATATTAGGAATAGTAGAAACTTTATCTTCTTTATCAGTCATCTTCACGTTCTACCTTCAGAGCTTGCTTGACTAACCAATGTACTTGTGCAAGATCTGCCTCACTCACGGTTGGCTTTTTAAGAATATCATCTATGCGTTTGAGAATATCAAGACACCAATTAAGGTCTGATGTTATTTTCACTTGTGGGTCTAGCATTATATAACTCCATCAATTTAATACACAGAGCACGATTCGAAGATGTTAAAACTACTACATCGCGCTCTGTGTCATATATTGCATAATACTTAGCTCTTTCTACGAGCTTATATTTCATGAGTATTGAGGTATTTTACGGAAGCCAAGAACTGCAGTTACTGGGAACCATCCAGTTGATACCATCTTGTCGGTGTTGCCACCAAAAATTTTAACGTAAGTTATACCATCAACAACTTCATAACCTTCGAAGAAACCAACGTGCCCAGCAACATTACCGCTACCACGTTTTGTAACTACGATATCACCAACCTGTGGGTTCTTTGTTGGTGCACCATAATTAAGGAAGCTACGAGCCATCAAGCTATTAGTTCCTTCTAATCCCAGTTTGTTTAGGATTGAGTTAGCAAAAGCTGCACACCATGGTAATTTACCTGGATCGATAGGAGGAATTGTTGACTCATTGAAGAGCATTGTCAATTCTTTTCTATCTTCTTTATTGCGAGAATTTTTACCTTCCCACTTCTTTGCCTCAGCATAAGTTCCAGATTTATCTTCGCAGAACAAGCAATCTCTACGAACAACAACCTTGTTATTTTGTTTTGGTTTATCGACTGGAGCTTTTACAGGAGGATTTACTCTTGCCCATTCTTTACGCCAGTATTCACCAGCGCTTTCTTCTGTGGTATTATAAGAATAAATTGTCTCAGTAGGTTTAGGTGCAAGAGCAACTGTCTTTGATGATGCTGCAGCAATTTCTTCGTTTCTTTGTACATTGCACGAAAAATCAAAGAACCCACATTCTTTAAGAACTGGATTATGCTCTGGAGCAACTTTAACAGCATTTATCTTTTTAGCTTTTTTCTTTTTAACTACTTTTTTCTTAGGCGTTTCTTGTGAATACTGAGTATTCTCGTTGCTTGGTTTTGCTGAAGCGAGATCCGCAAAAGCGAAAGGCGCAATAGCTAACGCCACAATTAAAATATTCTTCTTCATATTGTTTCCTTTTGTTGGTGGTTAGTCCAACACAAGTACTTCGAGCTTAGAAGTTCCTTTCATTCCAATAGCTCTCGCGGCGCCACGGGCTAGGTCAAATTCATAGCCCTTTCGAAATGGTCCACGGTCGTTGATTCTAACCACAATGCTGTTACCATTATTTGGGTTTGTAATTTTTACTCGAGTATTAAATGGTAACTTCTTATGAGCCGCTGTCATACCATCGGGATTAAATTTTTCTCCATTGGCAGTACGACGACCCGACTGATACCATGTCGCATTAACATGGTAAGAAGTATTTAGGGTATTAAAACCTTCCTCTGTGAGACCATACCCACTATTGATAGTACATCCACATAGAAAAAGGATAGATATAGAGAAAATGAGGTTTTTCATAGGTTTTTGGTGCGCGAGGAGGGACTCGAACCCCCAACCAAGCCGTTATGAGCGGCTGGCTCTAACCATTGAGCTACTCGCGCAATTCCTTTTTTGTTGGTCCTGGAACATAAACTACGTTGATAACACTCCTAAAAATTTTATCAGTGCAGGTAGTTCCAGTATGGTTTACATTCGAATCAAATGTAACTAATCGATTTGCGATAGATTCTACTCGGGTTCCATCTTCAAAAATAGTAAAACCATTGTTGGTATTGAGATAATATACAGCTGATTTTGCTAATGGAGATTCTGAATCTATATGCATTCCATGTTCAATTATCTCAGTTGTCCATGGATTCATATTAACCTTTACTCTCTGAAGTGAAAAGGGTTTAATTTCTTTGATCAGCGGAGCTACGACACCAAATGTTTCTTGATTGATGGTAAAATGATGAAAGAATGTGTGTTCGAACTGATAATTATATCTTTTATCATATTTTTGATCCCAATCTTCATCCGCAACAACAGAAGAAACATAGAAAGGTAGTTTACCATTGGGTGTCATGATCATTTGTGTCATTTGCCTATGGACTTCCTTGGGAAGGAAGTTATCTACTATCTCCAAATTCATGTCTCAGCCCCGCCGATCGTATGTGCACGTGTCACTTCTTTTAAAAAGAAGTCAGTCCTTTTTCTCGCCAATAAGTTGAAGAAGATTTACAAAGATATTGATGAAATCCATGTAAAGTTGAAGAGCACCGAAGATACCAGCCTTTTCACGTTCTTCACCTTCAGTATAATCGTAGTGCGATTTAATCTCCTGCGTATCATACGCAGTTAGACCAGTGAAGATAAGAACAGCAAGACAGCTGATTACAAAGGCAAACACAGAGCTCTGTAGGAACAGATTAACAACACCAGCAATAACCAACCCGATCACACCCATCATAAGGAATGAGCCCATCTTAGTCAAGTCAGCCTTTGTTGTATACCCATAGAGCGAAGCAGCACCGAACGTAGCAGCCGAAATAAAGAATACTTGTCCGATGCTACCAAGTTTATAGATCGCAAAGATAGAACTTAAGCTGAGACCCATTGCAGCTGCAAAAACATACAGAGCAATTTGAGCTACTTGGGCTGACATCTTTTCGAATAGAAAAGCGAACCCAAAGGACATAACAAGCGGAAGAAACACAACAACCCACTTGAGAGGTGTTCCCCAGATACCAGCCATTAGAGCTGTACTCATAGAGATACCAAGTGAAACAAGTCCACTAATTGCGAGCGCAAGTGTCATATTATTATAGACACTGAGCATAAACTGACGTAAACCTAGATCATATGCATATTGAGTATTATGATTAATAACACTTTCGTTATACATTTCTATCTCCTATTATGCGTGAGCAATAATTTCTTTGAGACGATCTGCAGCATACGAAGCTGCGAACGCTTCTGGCTTTACCTTTGGAGCAAAACCACACATACCACGAATGTACCCAGTTGCTTGCTGGATAACGCATGATGAACCATGCAATTCATCAGGATTGATGTCTAAGTGGACTTCGCAATGACGATCACCAATTGCTTCGATCAAATCGAGATACATCTGTGATGCACGATAAACTTCATTCATCAAGCGCACAGCTGGACGATCGTGACGTTTATCATAATCACGTTCTGTATCTACTTTTCCGAAGACACGGCAACCTCTACTAGAATCCATGTGTACAACAATAGCAACTGTGTAATCAGCGTACCACTGTTCATCCCTACCACGGTAGCGTTCACTATCTGCTCCAATATAGATGGAGGTGGAAGGCGACGAATCGCGGATAAACTGAACCACTTCATCGATATTAAAATCCTTAGACATTTTTCACCTTTAATTATGGAGCGGATGGCCAGACTCGAACTGGTCTTCACTAGCTTGGAAGGCTAGGGCACAACCCTTATACCACACCCGCGATTATTTACTTCTTACCCTTCTTACGACCCTTCAAAGCACGCGACTTACGCTTTTTAGAACCAACCTTACGACGACCTTTACGAGGACGATTCTTATGAGGATGTGCCATTATGTACTCCTGTTAAATTTGGTGCCCATGGTCAGACTCGAACTGACACTTTGGAGATTTTAAGTCTCCTGCCTCTGCCGATTGGGCTACATGGGCTCAATAATTATTCTACCTTATTCTTCAAAAACGTCAAGTGTTTTTTATGCACTCGAACCATAATCCATGTATTATAATAATCATCGTTTTCGAGAACATTATTCTCGAATTGATACTTAGCTTCGTAATATCCAAATTCTCCTTTGGATTTACATAATTTTAGGATTTCTCTTTTAAAATTTTCTTTACCAAGAAGCTCCACATCTGCTTGAAGCTCTTTGTTAGAACCGTAGTAATCTTGCCAATCTGACTCGACTTTGGTTCGCTTTCGCTTACCTTTGATGGTTCTTGTTTTAGTAAAGTAAAAATTTTTCTTGCCAATGTACTTTCTTCCATTGGTTTGGTTGGTTATTTGATACACAAACCCCACATAATCACCAATAGTATCAAAGTATTCGCCATTATAAAACCACATCGGGAGTCCTCCTCCCGATATTTATCCTTTAAGGATCAGGATACCAATCTTCATCTTCTTCTAAGTTTTCGTCATCGTAACGCAACTTAGCTGCACAAAATGGACAAAACTCTGGTTCACCGATCGAGTCGTGAACTATCTCAAACTCTGCCTCGCATTCTTGACATGTAATCATTTTTCTTCCTTATTATGATGTTGCACCTTGTTGTGCAGTTATTCTTGTTGGACAACCAGAGATATAACAAACATATCCCCAAGCTCCATCACCCCATTCTTTTTGACAAACAGGACAACGATTTATGGCTTTTGTTGTGGGATTATAAGGATGTGGAATTATTGGGGTCTGCCTTTGAGCAGCTTGATACCCATCATACCATCCACGCTTGTAATCATCTGATTCATTCATAAACTAAATCCTTTGAATGTATCTGAGTTAACATCCTTCTTAACACCACCATTGATGTAAGAAGTAATCTCAGTTTCCTGTGGTGCTACTTGCACTTCTGCTCCTGAGATCCACTTCTGTGTCCATGGAAGTGGATTGCTACCTCCCTTATAAGGCGTAGGCAAACCAACGGCTGTCATACGCTTATTAGCAATCCATTCTATATAGTCACTGAGTAGGGCTTCGTTGAGACCAACCATCGACCCGTCTTTGAATAGGTAACTTGCCCATGCCTTTTCTTGTTCAACAGCATCCACAAATAGTTTGACGCATTCATCTCTTGTTTCATCCGCAATTTTGGCGAAGTCTTCATCTTCTTTCTGTAGCGCCTTGAGTAGCTGTTGTGTTCCAGCAAGGTGCAAGTTTTCGTCACGTGCGATAAACTTAATGATTTTTGCATTGCCTTCCATCTTCTTGACTTCCGCAAATGCCCATGAGCATGCAAAAGATACATAGAACCTAACTCCTTCAAGGATGTTTACAGACATAAGAGCAAGCCAGAGATATTCCTTATGTTTATATCGAGCTAATTTAGGGTCACCCATATTTTGATATCCCAAATATTGTTGACTTGTATTCAGATCAATCAAACGATCATAATACTTAGAAATGTCCTTTGCGCAATCTACGATCTCACCAATGTCCATTATTTCATCAAAGACTCTCGATGGATTTGAATAGATGTTTCTGATAATGTG